TTTGCAATTTTTTTTAAAAAATGGTTGCTATTTTTTTAATGTTGTTGTATAATCTATATTGACTGATGTCTTGGTAGCTCAGCTGGATAGAGCAATCGCCTTCTAAGCGATCGGTCTGGAGTTCGAATCTCCACCAGGACACCACTTTAAATACAAAAGCCTTATAAAATAAGGCTTTTTTATTTTAATTTTTCCCTTTTTACTCTCATTTTTCCACTTATTCCACCTATTTCGGAGTAATTTTGGAGTAATTTTGAAGTATTTTTTTATTTATTTTCCTATTAATTCGTTATATTTATTTTGAGTACCACTTAACCAATATTTATTTAAACTATTACCATTAATAGTTTCGCATTTAAGAATATTAATGAAAAAAAGCTATAGATTAACTACTCTGTTAATGTCTATAGCTTTTCTTTTTGGCATACTGTTGGTTTGAAACCATATTTAAGAAAAAATGCAAATCGAGGCATAAAAAAAGAAGTAGGTGCTTAGCCTACTTCAATTTAATATAATCTTACATTGTCCCAATTTGTAGTTCCATTCTGAAAATTAAGATTAACTTGTCTTTGAACTTCATCATAGTTAGAACCTAGTGCATTTCTTCTATCTTCACCATTTCCAAAGTCTCCTCTGATGGTTTTTCTAACTAAATCTAGAATATCAACGCTTGGCTCTGGCGCAGGTGCTAATATTTCATTAACTCTTGCTTGCACTTCTGCATATCTATCGCCTAATGCATTCTTTCTGTCCTCGCCATTGCCATATTTGCCTTCTATTACTTCCCTAGCAAGTTCTTCGGTAGTTTTTTTCTTGATTGGTTCCTCAGAATTAATCTTGTTAGCCTCATCAGCGATGTATTGCATCTTACTTCTTAGATAATCACCAGGACAAGTGGTACTAGTAAACATACTATGCCAAGTTAAATTTTTGCCAGGTATTAATGTTCCTAATCCTCTTCTGTTAGCGATATCTGCTACTAATCTAATAAGACTGTTTAAAGCGTTATCAGATACAGGCCAATTTCCTCCTGCTTGTGAGTTAGAAGTTTCAATAGTTACTGATTTACAATTGCTATCCCAATTACTATTAGTCCATGCTGTATCTTCTTCATCAACATAATTAGCAATACTTCCATCATAACCTACACCATAATGACTAGAGCCATATCTACCTTTTGCTTGAAATATTCTACCGCATTGTTCTGCTGAAAGAACTCCTGCCATATGGTGGATTGTGATAGCTTCAATACTTCTACCGCTTCTACCTTTAGTATAATTCCCCTCATCTGCAGGTACTACTATTTGTGTTAAATTAGATTTACTCATTAATAATCACCTCTTTTTTAAACTCTTCTCTTTTTACTAACTTATTTTCCCATTTTTTATATGCATCAAGATAAATCTCATCTTTTTCACCATTATAAGTTAATTCATAATACATACCATCAGTAACGTTAGTGCTTAATAAAGCCTTTGAGTTTTTCAAAGTCTTACACATCCAAACAACATATACATCTTTGATACCAATCTTTTTATTATCAGTTATTTCTGCTTTATTGTTAAAATAATCAATAACAATATTTTTGCATATAACTTCAAATTCATAACTATCCTTCATCTACTTCATCCCCTTTACCATTGCTTAACTCTAATTCCATTTCTTCAGTTAATACTAATTCTTCCATATTATCTACTCTCCTTTTATTAATTTCTCTAAATTATGGAATATGTCGTATGTTCCACCAGCAATTATTCCACTTAAAGCAATAGCAACTTTAAAATCTTTAGTTACTATCCACTCTATTAAAGCAACTATCAATCCAACTAAGATATTCTGTATTGGTATTAATTTATTATTTAATTTAGTATGCTTCTTTGATATCATGCCTAATACCCAAGTTACTATGATAGTTATTAAACTTATTAATGTGCTTAATTCCATTATTCACACCTCTCTTTCAATTCTTTTATTTCTTCCTTTATATACTTAATATCATCTTCTAAATGATATGTTCTTTCTACTACAGTATTATGTTTCTCTACTTTTTTTTCTAATTGAGTAATTCTATACTTAATTAAATTCATTCCAGCAAAAGAACCTACACAAGTACCTAGAAATGATAATAATGATACTATTATTGTATCGTTCATATTTCCTCCTTTTTATTTTATTTTTATTTCCATCTTCCTATTGCAAACCATCTAAATTTATAATTTGAATTGTTATATTCGACATTACAAGATAGGTTAAATTCACAAATCGAATTTCGAAAATTTGTAATTGAATAAATATTTAATGTTATTATATTACTAGTTGCGGATTTTACTTCAGTAAAATAATTTGTATCTGAAAAATTTATAGGAAAGTTAACTGCATAACCATCATCATAATACCACCCTGTCTCATTACTTTTAGTTTTAATGTTTACAGACTTTGTTACATTTCCATACTGAATTAAAGTTCCATCTGAATACTTAATCCATCTGCCATTATCATTACTACCACTTTCGATTATTTTATCAAGTGTATTTTTTAAAGTGTCATTATTGTATTCTATGTTTTCACTTTTTAACATCAAATTGTTATCCAAATTAACTAATTTTTTTCCTTGCATTAATTTTGTATTTAATTTATTTTTACTTCCATCTTCCTATTGCTATATATGAAAAAGGTATATTTACAGCAAAATCAACCGAAGAAGTTCTCAAAAAAACAATATTATTAATAGATTTTTCATTTCTTTTAAAGCCATAAACAACGCAATAATAATAATCGCCACCATTTTGAGTATTTATTGCAACTCGCGGAGATGTTACAAATTGCTGTGGAAAAATAATTGAATTAGTCGTTTCCCCTGTATAAGAACTACCACTAGGAGTATTAAATTTTATTTCCCTAGTTATTTCAGCATAGCAAATCATACTTCCATCTGAATACTTAATCCATCTACCATTAGCATTACTACCACTTTCAATTATTTTATCAAGTGTATTTTTTAAAGTGTCATTATTGTATTCAACATTTTCACTTTTTAATATTAAGTTATTATCTAAATTTACTTTTGTTTTATTCATATAATAGCATTATGCTATTCTTCTCCAACGATAAACTACTATTGATGGTGGGAGATTATTATGGGATTGAGAACCACCTTTAGTATCAGTTATACCTGTTTTCCAAAATGTTGTTCCATCACAATTTCCAACTGGAGTTACTGTAACATACGAACTTTCATTGCCACTTTTTACCGCAGTACTTACATTATGGCTATGGCTAGGCATTTCATCAACAGTTAATTTATGTTTTTTCTCACCTATTTCTTTATTAATTGTATTAAAGTCTGAATCGTTAGTATCTATGCATACAGTCACTCTACCCTTACCATACAATTCCCAAGTTCCAATATAGCCATCATCAGCAGGATTATTTGGATTTGTACTTTCCAAAAAATCTCCAATTCGATAATAAGGTCTTGGATAAAAAATCTTTCCCTCTGGTGTATATAATAAACCTGTCACCTTATCCATAGTAACCACCTATCGTTGAACAAAAAGAAGTAGAAGTATTATTTAAATTAAATACTTCCCTCCTTTCCATAGGAAGAATTGCTAAATAATGCAACCCCCCCCCTAATTAACTTGTAGTTTACTTTTTTCATATTTTTTTATTCCTCACTTTCTGTACTAGCATTAGTACTTGTATTTGATGTATCTTCTACAAAAAATAAACAATTGCTAAAATTTGCAATTATTTTATCTTGGAAACTATTAAACCACTCTGATTCGAATGGAGTAGTTTCATCAGGCGAATCTTTAAATTCTTTTTTAACTATTTGTTCCATTTGATTTTTCCTCCAATTTCTTTATCTTAATTTGTAAAGCTTCTATTAATAACTGTTGTTCTTTTATTGCTTGCAAACATAAAGATGTCATTGAATAACTATCAACACCTATTTCTTTACCATCTTCATCTACTGAAGTTATTTCGTGTGAATAATTATAATTATCTCCGATAACAAATCCTAAGTGTTTTTTCTTTGTATCGTTTTCGGATTTTAAATTATATTTATAAATGTCAGTTTTTTTTATTTCTTCTAGTGCATTTGTAAATTTCTCAAAATTTTTCTTATTTTGTTCCAGTGATGTTTGGGTTAATGCAACACAACTAACTTGTCCACCATCAATTGTAGTTTGAGAAGTAGAATCATCAAAATTAGTAAAATTACCTCTGCATCCATAATATTCGGTTGTAGACACCATTGACAAGCCTATTTTAGTTGGTTTGTTTTTTGTTCCATTTCCTATTGCTCTTATCATATATCTAGGATCATTTGAATATATATAGAAATCGCCCTTTGTAGATTCATAACCATATACCTTTCTCAAAATAATTGTATAATCTAATCTTGTAATCTTGCCATCTTCATCAAGGTCATATAATTGTTTTTCTTCTTCAGTGGCGGTACTTCCTTTTACTATAGCCAGAACACGATCTGCATCATCTTTGGTATAGGTATAGGAATCTTCTACATGAGTATGAAAACAAATATCATTTAGTTCAAATCCTCCAATTTCACCGCTTGTGGATTTTATCTTACCTTCTTTAGTAACTGAAAAATTAGGACTATCTATTTCTATTTGATCACTTAGCAAATTAAATTTTTTATTTTTAATATTCAATTTATCACTTTCGATTTGAATTAAAGAACCATCTTCATTTTTTTCAGTACTCATATTTATTTGTGCAATTATGTTTTCTTTATCGGTCTTTTTTAGCAACTTTAAATCAATATTTTGATTATTCATAGTAATTGAAGAATTCATTTCTATTTTCGTTGCAAAAATATCTGTATAATCATTTTTCTTTGCATACTTAAGTGTATAAGTTAAATTTGAGAAAGACTTCATATAAATTTTATTATATCCTTCATTTAATTCCAATTTTATTAAAGGAAGTGATTCTATACTTTCTTTCTCTAAAATATAGAATGATAAATCACTATTAACACCTATTCTTCTAATTATATATGTTCCTGTATCATCTATAACAAATTCATCAAATACATTGTTAAAACTATTTAATTTTTTCAAATTTGTTTCTATTTCTTTTTTATTGCCACTAGAATCCTCAATTACTAATTTAGAATTTTTAAAAAAAGTATTGCTACCTAAAAAAGTATTGCTTGAAAAGAAAAATAAAGACATATTGCCTTTAATTGAAAAATTAATAATTTGTCCTTTTACTGCATCAGTTATTTCTACATAATTATTAGCAATTATAGTTCTGGTAACATCTTTTATTTTACTTACATCAATTAAAAGATTATCATAACCTTCAATTAAGTTTGTATTTAATTTACCTGTAGTAATGAAATCAGCAACTATAGAGCCATCTTGTGTAATTGCAGTGGTAAATTCTCCATTTACTCCATTAGAAGAAAAGCCTAAACCTCCCATTGACCATTTCCATACATTTTTAGCAGTATTAATATCATTAGTATCGATAAGATATAAAACTCCTGTTTTCTCATCTATGAAAAGGTTTCCTTTAAATGGATGATTAATTAATTTTGTAGCTTCCTTTTTTGCACTAGCCAAAATATTAACTGGATTTTCGATAGCATTTTCTATTTCTCTTATTGCACTAGTTTGTGAAGAAATAATATTTTTTGCTGCTGTACCCAATTCTAAAGAAGTCAATCTCTTTAAACTATCATTATATACTGTTTTAACTACTCTAACTGATGTATCTATGTCAAACTCTGGTATAATTACCTTTATTGTATCACCTAAAGAACAAGATTCTAAATTCTGATACTGTTTATATTCAGTACATTTAGACAGTTCAACAAAATCAACCTTGATTGAAATCTCAGGTAAGTCTATTCCTTGATTAAATAGTTCTAAAGCAGCCTCTTTTAATTGTTCTTTAGCCTCCGCCTCAGTAGTCTCATCATCTACTCCTATATTATTAAAATCAACCTTCTGGAAGAAAGGTTGAAAATAATTATTAATTCTTGGAGATGATACATATAAATCATCTAATAGTAATTCATTAGTACCTTGCGGGCATATCTTTGTAACTACTGTTGAAAAATCCAAATTAAATTCTAAGCCTTTTAAGTTCTTTCGATATCTAATTGAAAATCCTTTATTGCTGCCCCTTTTTTGGTGCAAGTAAACATTTTTTAAATTAAATTCTAATTCACCACCAAAACGACTCAGTAAACTATTATCAGCATTATAAATAGCATCCGACACATTCTTTCTGACATATCTAGCACTTGATACATTAGTACAATCACCACCTATAACAAAATCTGTTTCTACTTCAGCACGATCTACTATCCATTTTAATGCATTTACACCACTTAACTTTGTTGGAGCGACATCTGACAAAAAGTTTTTAGACATATCAAATTGAAAATACTGCTGTGCTAATATTTTAATGCTATCACCATTAGCTAAACTTTTAGTAATATTTTTAATTCTAAATAACTGATTATCACATTTTATTAAATTACCTTCGATAAGTTTTTCACTTAAAAAACCATTTTTTATATATTCAAATTCTAATATAAAAGAGCCATTTAATTCTTCAGTTATTAAAGGATCACTTTTTAAATCTTTTAAGATGCCTAGTCCTAAATTAGAAAAAGAGGTGGCTTTGCTAGTATAAAGAACAAGCATTTATAACCACCCCTTTCTATATTTTATAACTAACTGTGTTATACCTTCTCCAATAACTATAGCATTATTACCAACTTTCAATTTTGGAAATTCATCTAATATGACTTTATCATTTGCAGACAAGCCATTTTTTGTACAATTCATAAGTTCACAATCAATAGTTATACCTGTTTCTTCAACAGATAATGGGTAACCATTAATTGTGACATTTCCTACTCCAGTAATAATTAAAGTAGGAAAAACTTCTACATTTCCCCCTACATTTATATTTCCGCTTTCAGTCAAAGACTGTTCTGTTAATTGATTACTATAAGCAATAGGATCTAAATCAAATTGAATAGGAAATTCATGAAATGTATTTAAATACAGTGTATAGTCTATTTGATTTTTAATAGTAGCATTAAAATATCTATCAGAATACTTAGACAATGTCAATTTTCCTGTACCACTTAAAGATGAATTTATACTGTCTATCTTATCTTTTTTTGTTGCTATACAAATGACAGAGTAAGATTTACTTAAATAGTTTTCATTATCAATGTGCAAATTTCCATTTCTTCCACTAACTTCAACAATTTCTATATTTTTTTCTGCTCTAGGAACTAAAGGCATATCTTTTATGATTAAACCTAAAGAATCAGAAGAAATGTCTTTAAATGTAAATGATTCCATTAAACCTCACTCCTCTTTTGTAAATAGTATAATTCTTCTGCTATTCTCTTAATGTCTTTTTCTTCCTTACAATTTAACTCATCAATATTTATTGTATTATAATAATTATTAACAATCTTATTCTCTATTTTTTTACCTCTATTGTTTCTATATTCTTCTGCATCTTCCTTATCTAAGACTGCTTCTCCTTTGTGTAAGATTGCGGGCATCTCATCATATGGTACAGAATCAATTCCAACTCTCAATTTTTGTATTAATGGAATATTAATTCCTTTACCACCTATTCCAGGAACCCAATCAGGTACTTTTATTTTATTTAAAGCCTTAATAAACAGATTTATGCCACTTATAATGAAGTTTATAGGTGCCTTAACTATATTTATCAAAGTACCAAAAACATTCGAAAATACTGTCTTAACACCCTCTACAACAGGAGTTAAAAACTTAAGTGCTTTAACCAATACATTGCTGATAACATTTGCTATACTAGATATAACATTTATGATAGGTTTTAAAGTCATATCTATAAGAAAACTTAGTAATTCAAGCAAAGGTGTTAACAATGGTAATAAAGCCTCAATTATTGGTAATAATACAGGTAATAATTGCTGTACTATTTGAATAATTGGAGGTAATATAATACTAAGTATTTGTGAAAATATAGGTAATAGTTCCTGAATTATAGTGGTAATCGTAGGCATCAACTGAGTAATAAGATCAACTATAATTGGAAGCAAGTCAGATACAAATTGAACAAAAACAGGTAAAATAGCATTTAAAGTATCCACAAGAACAGGTGCAAGAGCATCAAACATACTTTGAATTGCTGGTAAGTTATCAAGAATTATTTGGAGTAATTGTGAAATAATAGGTAATGCCTTAGAAATCAACTGCTTATACATTCCACTAAAAGAAGTCTTCACTCTATCTATCATATCTCCAAAGTCAGCGCCTGCAGTTACTGCATCATTAGAAAGAACACCACCTAAATCCTCACATTCTTGTTTCCAAGCTTCTATTCCAGCACTGCCTTCTGCAAGCATTGGTGCTAAGTCAGCATATGACTTACCAAATATATCATTTGCGAGAGCATTTCTAGTAGTTGCATCTTCCATATCTGCTAATTTGGCTATAACTAAGTTAAATGCATCCCCTGAACTACCAATATTATTTATATCTATCCCCAGCCGCTGATAAGCTTCTGACATAGATTTACTACCTTCTTTGGCATCAGAAAATGCTTTTTGCTGCTTAACCATCAGAGCTTCTAACTTGGAAGTTTCCATACCACCTAGTTTAGCGGCATAAGCCCATTTTTGATATTCTTCAGCGGATGTACCTACTTTTTTAGCAGCATCATCTATAGCTCCCGCTTCATCTGCTACATTAGTAGCCATTGCAGTTATACCGCCAACTACAGTAGTTGCAGCACCTACAACAGCAGTTCCTATTTGCATAGTTTTCTTTGCAACATTAGAAAAAGATTCAGCAAAGGATTTACTACTATCCTTTGCTTTATTCTTCGTATCATCTATAGACTTATTGGCTTTTTCATTATCAACAAAAATTCTACCAAAAAGAGAAAATATGTTAGCCATATAATCACCTCAATCCATAATCTTTCATAATATCTTCAGCTTTTCTCATAATTCTGTTAGAACCAAAGGAAATATCATTATTATCGAACAATTTATCATATATCATTTTAATTATTCTGGGTATTTCATTTTCTTTATTAACTGCATACTCTAAGCAATCAATAAAAAGTTCATAATCATAATTATCAAAAAAGTCTATTCCACCATAATATTTATAGCATAGCCTTAGAATTCCTGGTGTACCAAATCCTAAGCTAATTTTAAAAAAGATTTTATTCTTTCATCAGTAAGAAGTTCTTTAAATATAGATATAACATCTTCATTTTCAGCCTCTTCCTTTGATATATTTTTCATTAAAGAAATGAGTTCAACTATTTCTGTTTCTGACTTATATAAATTATCCATAAACAAAGAGATCAACTCTTTAACTAAGATTTCATTATCTCTAGTTTCATCACCCGATTCAACATTCAATTTCATAATTAGAGAAGATATCCCCATTTTATTAATTATTAATGACAATTTACATAATATTTTAGGTGTTATTTTTAAATTTTCCATAATATATTCCTTTCTTTACTACATCACTCTCTTTTCTTATACTTACGACATAAAAATAAGAAAAGAGAGCAATGCTCCCTTCATTTATCCCGCTAATGGGTTAGTTTCACTTGTAGTTATTTTCCAAATATTCTCTTCACTACTAGAAGTAGGATCATAATGCCCTAAAAATTCTAGATTGTGTTCGTTCTCAGCCTTTTGAACACCCTTATAACCAAAGGCACCTTCATGCATAGGATTAGATACTTTAATGATAGTATAAGTATTATCTAACATCTTGGTAATAACTGCAACATTCTTAAGATATGCAGTATCAGGAATTACTCCAAAACCACCAGGTGTTAACTCTTTCTTTGAAGTATCAATAGTAGCGCCAGGTATTGCAAGTTTTAGACTTTCTAAAGAACAACAAAGAGATTTAATCTTGACAGAGACATCTTCGCCATCTTTTATTTGCATGCCTTTTGATTTCCCTTTTCTACCATCAAATTCAATATCACGAATTGATGGAGTAGCAGTAAATTCAGCACCACCTCTGGTAGGTCCTAATACTTTTTCAGTAGGCTCACCCATGTCAATCACAACTATACCTTCATCTATTTGTATTTTTTTCTTATCATCAGTAGATAAATTTACTAAAGCCATAATAACTTCTCCTTTCAAAATATACGAGCAACAAAAGAAACTTTACGCATAGTAAAGTCTTGTTCTGTTTGCTTAGTTAAATATTGATTATCAAACATTAAATAGAAACCAATATCTTGATCCATATAAGAATATCCATCAAGTCCACTAATTAATTTATCACATAAATCTTCAACACAAGAATCAGATAATTCATTAACAAAAAGTTCTATATCAAAAAGGCATTGATAACCATAGTTAAGAGGATTTATCGTTAATGTAGGAATTACTCCAAATGGAAATTGTGCTTTTTTTAAAGCTTCTTCATAATAAGTAGGTATTATTTGATTACACTTATTTAATAAAGCAGTTAAAAATTTTTTATTCAATTTCTTCATCTCCTCCCAAATCAATAGTCATACCTTCGGATAAAACATAATCTTCTAGTTCTTTTAGTTTTTCTTGCATAGCATCATTTATTTTATCAGCATTTTCATATACCTTATTTCTCAAAAAGTTTTTAGAGCCAATACCAGGATGCTGAACAAAATAGCCATATTTTGTATTATTATCATGAAGTTCGTATGTTACCTTTTGAAGATTCTTTAATTGATTAGTTTGAATTGAATGCGGTTGCACTCCAAACTCAAGCCATGTAGGATTCACAAAGTATTTAATACCATATTTTTTTCTCATTTCTGAACGACTTAAATAACCAATATCAAGATAAGGCTGACCTGTTTTAAAATCAATCTTAGCCCAACTTTTGATAGACTTTTTTAATAAACCTCTTTTAATTGGCATACTATCTCGAATAATTGGCATTACTATCTTTGCGCCTTCCTTTAAAGCATCTTTAGCAAGTTTCCTCATCATCTGAATACACTCTTTAGAAGTGTCAGTAAATTCCACCTGTGAATTATACATTTTCTTTATTATCAATAACAGTAGAAACTAAAGTCAATTCTATGTTATCTCCATCCTTATATATTCTAAGTATTTTGTATAATCTTCCTTCATACTTAACATGAGACACATCAGTTAAATCAACTAATTTTGTCTTAAGTTTAATTTCAGGTTTAAAGCCTGCAGTTGCAGACTGATAAAATTCATTTTGAGTTATACTTAGTTCATTACAATAAAACAATTCTTCTTTGTATGATACTTTAGGTCTATGCATCTTATCAAGTGTTTGTACTTCCTTCATAAAATAGCCGACATCTTTATACACTTGAATCACCTTTTCTATAATTCAAGCATAAAAATGCTTTTAAAGATTCATATGAAAGTAACCACTTTTCGTGTTCATCGTTATCTAATCCAAAGTTAGATTTACAATAAAATATAATGGCTCGAATAATTCTAGGATCTGTACCAATAATATTAGAAGAGGCAATGCCTGCCAATTCTAATTCTTTCTTACAAGCACCGATTAAATCAGTAATTTCCTCATCATAAGCATTATTATTGATTCTTAGTGCTAATTTGACTTTATTTAGCATTGCCTTATACCTCCAATCTAATTCTAACTAGTTGCCTTTGTTAATTTAACAAATGCATCACTAACTGCTGGTTTACCATCGAACATAGCAGAACCTAAGAATTCAAATGAATTGCTTGATAACTTTTTGTCTTGGTCAACAGTTACTTCTTCACCTAAGTTACCAACATACATAGTTAGATCTCCTAAGAATGCATCATGTTCAGCAACTCTTTCATCTAGTAAAACTGGATATCCTTCAATATAGTAAGTACCATTTTCTTTTACAAAAATATCATTCTTTGATTTATCTTGAAGTGGTCTGAAATCATTAATTAATGTCTTTTTACTCATTAACCATTTAGCATTTGCATCATATCCACCATTTAATAAACCTACTAAAGTAAGAACATTAGCTTCACTAAGTGAAGCAGTTTTGCCAACTGTTACTGAGTTTGTATCTCCCCAAGTAGCAGCCTTATCAATACCTTTAGGTTGACTAGAACCAGTACCATTAATGATTAGATTTGTAATTGCTTTTGCAATCATTTTACCTAACATATTTGTAATCCATGTTTCAAATGCATCAATACTCATTTTTGAAACAGATTTTGAAATAGTGATATACTTGTTAACTTCGTGTTGTCCTAATGAAACTGGAATTAATACATCACCACTCTCAGTAATAGTAGCACCTTCAGTATGAAGTGTAGCATCATTAACAGCTGATTCTACTGCAAATGTTACATTACCATCAACTCTAAGTAGAGTTATCTCATTTAGTAATGGAGCAACTTGGAAAACTTTTTCAATAATTAAATTCTGAGTAATTGTTGGAATTGCAGCACCTACTGAACTAGATGCAGTAGTTAATGCTCTTTCCTCAGCTTCAGTTAAATCCTTTCTTTGTAATCTTTTTAAGAATGCACTTCTGTATTCTTTTGAACTTCTTATATTTTCTTCATTCATATTTCTTTCTTCCTTTCCTTCTTCTGCTGTTTCTACATCATAACCAGTAGAATTTCTTTTTATTTTTTCAAGAGTTTCTTTTCTCTTTTCAGCCTTAGTAATTAGGCTTCTTTTTTCTGCTTCTAACTTAGCAGCCTTTTCTTCTAATTCAGATATTTCTTCATCTGTCATATCATCACTAGATTCTAGTTTTTCAACTATCTTTTTTAGTTCTTCTTTAACTTCTTCTAAAGTCATTTTAAACTTCCTCCTTAATTTTTATTTTTAGTGCTATTTTTTTACGTCTTAGCAGACGTTCCTTCCTTTCTTGCTCGATCTTACACTTCTCCAAGTGCTCTTTTTCTGCCTCCGCTTCAAAGTAGGATCTTGCATAAACAGAAGTTGTATCATAAGCAGGAAAAGTAACTACACTTACATCAAATAGTCTTTCAATTCCTGTGATACTTCTCATATGTGTATCTTTGTCATATTCTTCTCCATCATCACTGGTGATGAAGCAGAAGGACATTTTGTCAAAGTAACCACCCTTAATTTCTTCATAGGCTTGTCTACCTGCAGATGTACCACTTAAATCAGCACGAATAAATAAGCCTTTTTCATCTAAAGTAAGCTCTAAAGTTTTATTCTTTGTACGAGCAATAGGTTTACCACCATGATCTATATTTAGAACAACATCTGACATTTGAGTTTTATCAAAAGCACTTTTCATTATTTGTTCTTTATAATCAATTCCATCAAATGTATACATTACAGTTGGCTTTTCAAAAGTAACAGCATAGCCTTCAATAATCATCTTTCCATCTTCATCTTTTGCTCTAAAATCAAAACTTCTATAACTTCTATCTTTACTTATCATTTGGTTTGTACTCCTTTCCACTAGGTAAAATAAAAACAACTTTTTTATCTTTATAAGTTGTCTTTTTTAAATTATTTAAATATTCAATAGTATGATTTTCTTTTATTTCTACTTTTTCATATTCATTATTCTTTTCCACTTTCTTCACCTACCTTTTTTAATTCAATACTATCATCTAATCTTTGAACCTCAGTATATTCTTTACGTATATAACGTTTATTTTCATCATCAGGAACATGTGGTAAGTTCCATATATCCATAACTTGATTAACTGAAAGAATTCCTCTATCAAAAAGTTGTTGAGAAACTTGTAATTTAGTATTGTTTGAAACAAATTGTAATTTAGTTGATTCTAAAGTAATAGCAAGACCTTTCTCAATATCTTTAGGTTGAATTATCATATTAGTTAATACTTGACTTATTTGAATTGCAAGCGGCTCGATTACATCTTCATAAAACAAGTTCCATTGATCTTCACTCGCAGTGTTTTGAAGAATCGCTTCTGACATATGAAAATAATCAAAGACATTATTTTTTATTAAATCCATATTATCTTTATCAACAATAAAAGGTTTAGAATCAACTTTTTGTACATCAGAGTATTTATTATCAAAAATTAAAATGCCACCATTATTTTCTATAGCTAATTGTTCATCTTTTAATCTCTGCTGTTCTTTTGCTATTGATTCTGGATTTTGAACTACACTTAACCTTGCTAGGAATCTTATCATTGCAGAAGACTTAATACCTTCTTTAATACCTTGTTCTTGTACATCAAGAATATCCATAGTAGGCTTAAGTGCAGCATTTGTTTCTCCCATATATTCTTTTTTGTATTGATGCCTTCTAAGAGAGCCTACTCTGTCATACTCAATAGCAAAAGTTTCTTCCTGTATCTTGTAAACTAAATAATCAATTCCTTTATCAGTAACTATTTTTGAGCCAGTTGCACGAACAGGATAAAAACCTATAATTATGTCTGAATAATCATTTTCATATACAGGAACTATGTAGGCATTATTTTCAACCAATAAAATAGTTACCAATCTATATAAAAATTGCTGCAAGGTCATTAATCTATTTGGCTTAGTTTGCAGAATGCTTACTATTCTTTTATAATTTTTATTTACATTACAGACTGGATTTAGTTTTGAACATTGAGTAGCAATCTTATCTATACAAGTTCTAGTTAATCCCATTTCATATAAACCACCTTCATATGAAGCATAAATAGGACTATAACCTGTCAATAATTTAAATGTATTTGTTAATTTCTTTTCACTTTTTCTTTTTTCAATTTTCTTAAATATTCCCATAATTCCTCCTACAAATTAAAAAAGTCATCATAATGTCGTTGATAAACAACATATGCATCTATCAAAGAAACCGCTCCATCAATTCTTTGCTTAGCATTTCTTCCCTTTACAGGTCTTATATTATCATTTTTATCTATTTCAATTTGTGTATTTGTTAAACACCATTTTAAAATAGGATTATTATTGTAATTAATTTTTTTACTTTCTAAATCAGCAGCAAGAATCTTCATTGGTGTACTCATTGTCTTTGCACCTTGAATAACAGTTTCCAGTGTATAACCATTATTTTTCATTTCCTCCGCCCATTGTGGAGCACCCCACTGATCATAACCAACCCAAACAGTAAAAATATTATATTTATCTCTTAATTCATTAAACCACTCTGTTACATCAGAAAAATTAACTCTTGCTCCAGGGCAAAATCTTATATAGCCATTTTCCTTCCAAATAGAATATGGAACCTTATCCTCTTTTTCTTTTTGTTCTGCTCTTTCTTCTGGAATAAAGTACATCTGTGCTAAATACAATTTTTGTTCTTTTTTTATTAAACAAGAAGCACAGGTTAAATCTCCAACTGATGATAAGTCAACACCGCCAATACCATAGCAGTTTGTTAATTCTTTTAGGTCAAAATTTTCTTTATTATCAACCACTTCAAAAGAAAGCCAAGCACCTACTCCAGTTTCACGAATATTAAAGTCTTTGGTCAATAATGTTGGTAAATAGTTTTTATCATTCTTTGCTCTTTTGACTTGGTCTTTTATATACTCCATACTCTTTATGGTTCCTAATCCTGGATTAGCCTTTTGATACATCTTTGGAATAAGCCATTCTTTTCTAGAGTCTAACTCATAAATGAAAGCAATAAATCTTTCATCTTTCTTTACACCATTTAATATATCTTCAGATAATTCATATAAAGAATCATAAATATTTTCTCTTACGAAACCTGCAGTTGTAATTGTAAAAAGGAGTGGCTGTTGCCTTGCTCCCATTGATTGTTTAGATACATCATATATATTTCTGTCTTTCCATGCATGAACTTCATCTAATATTCCACAATGCATATTTAAACCATCAAGTGTATTTGAATCACTTGCTAATGGTTCAAATGTACTAAATGTTAAATCTACATATAAGTCACCTTTTCTTTTTCTGATATGTTTCTTTAACAATTTACTTTGTGAAACCATATTTGAAGCTTCTTCAAATACTATTTTTGCTTGGTCTTTTTTAGAAGCAACACAACATACTTGTGCACCACCTTCACCATCAGCAAATAACATATACAAGCCAATAGCAGAAAGTAAAGTTGATTTACCATTTTTTCTTGCTACTACAATAAAGACTTCTCTATATTTCCTAAATCCCTTATCATCTACAAATCCAAATACTGTTTGAATAATTGCCTTTTGCCATAAATCTAAAATAACAGGTTTACCAGCCCATTGTCCTTTAGAATGCTTACAAAATTTTTCGATAAATTCTATAGGTCTATTAGCCTTATTTATATCAAAATGATATTTATCAGGATTGTTTAATTCATAAACTATATTTTCATATTGTTTAGCAATTTTCTTTGATACTTCTATCTTGCCACTCTTGATAAGATTATAATATGCTAAGATATAATTCATCTTTTTAGAAACTCTTCTAATTCATCAGATTCATTAGCATCCATTTGACTATCATTTTTAATCAAGTCACATAATTGTTTTAATACTGTTTGATAAGATTTAACAGTATCTCTATAATCTTTTAAGAGAGGATTAGATTTAGTAAATGATTGATATGAATTAACAGTTAAAATAGTTAAATCACTATCTTTTATTTGAGTTTCCATATCTTCAGAAAGAATTAATAAAAAAGAGGCACGATCTATAAGTCTATTTATTATGTGTTTCTTTTCTATATTTGTTGTAGAAAATAACTTATATAATTTATTTTTTTCTTTTGTAATTCTTGCCTTTCTAATAGACATTATTTTCTTCTTTTGAGTATCTACTATCTTCTGCTCTTTTTCTTTGATTTCATCTAATTTTTCTTCTTTCTTTTTCATTTTTATTTCTCCTTACCCCCCCTCACATGATTTTTACCTTTCTGGGGTATTTGAAGGTTCATCGCGCGGTTTATATATATAGGCCTATTTATTATTTATGGGGGGGTGTATTTATTATTTCTATTGCCACAACATTTATTGTATTTATAAAAAATGTTGTGTCTTGTTTTGTGTCTACCATTATCGTACTTGAGTTATCTATTGCTTCAATTAATTTTTCTGTATCTATCTGTTCTTTTAATTCAACATCTAAATAGTTATTGTCTGTTAATATTCTTAGTATCATGTTACCTCCTTACAAGTTCACCATTAGCATTGAACATAACCTCTTCATTTGTAGAAGGTACTCCTTCATGAATTAGTGCATGACATTCTCTACATACAGGTATAAGATTCTTTTCGCCTAATGTTATATTAGGATCGTTTATATTACTTGGTGTTAACCAAATAATATGATGGACTATTTCAGCAGGTCTTTCATGACATATTTGACACACATAAAAATACTTACTCATAATGTAATCTCTTGTATTAATCCAACTATTTGATTGATAAAATTTCTTTGCCCACTCTTTAGCCATATTCTAATTTACTCCAAAAAGAAAAGACACATCAGTGTCTTCCAAATAAAAAGGTTAATGAAACAAAGTTATAATTATTTCATTTTACACATTATAACATCCTTATGGTGTAATAAAAGTGTAATCTTTTAATTTTTCTTTAATATTTCTATCAATCTGTTTTATTCTATCTATAGTATAGTTTAATCTAGTAGCAGTTTCCTGTTGTGTTAATCCTAAAATATATCTTGATTTAAATACATTAAGTTCCAAGTTTCCCATTTTAGAAATAGACTTATAAATGTCATTTAGAAATTTATCTATTATATCTCTTTCTTCAATTAATATTAATCTGTCTTTATCCAAATTTTCTATTTGAGAAAAAGTCCTTAGAAATTTATCATCTTTTTTTCCTATTGCTTCAATCTTAATATCAGAAAAAGATGTTCCATGTAATCCTAATTGTTTCTGAATTTTAAATTTAATTCTGTCCTCTAATTCACGTATGTTTTTTGTGATTATTTCTTTATCATCTATTTGTTTTTTTAATTGCTTATACATTTTATCCTCCAATAACTGCAGCCGATAAGCCTGATAATATATAAATTATAAACATACCAATGATTATTAATAATAAGTTCAAAAAAATAGTAAATATTTTTGATGCCATAGAAAGAGAACTATAATCAACTCGTGTTATGCTATACAAACCAACACACGTAGTTAGACCAACAAATAAGATCACCATAAGAAATTCAATCACTATTGTCAGCTCCTATTATTTGTTTATAGTTTTGTAAAACATCTTTAACTCTAACTACTGAAAATATATCGCTTTCATTGTCTAACATATCTTCTAAACTCTTTATAAACTCTTTTTGTTTCATTTCTAAGACTTGTAATTTGTTTTCTCTTTTCATTAAGAACTTATTTTGTTTTTTTAATTTTTTATTTTCTCGTTCTAAATTGTATATTAGTCTTTGAGTTAATAAATGGTCTCTTTGGCTTTTATATTCTGATAGATATTTTTCTACTAAATTATTATAATTATAATCAATATATCGTAATTCTTCTTTAGTTATTATTGGAACATTAAATCTTACTTCTTCTTCTACATTCATACTTGCAATTCTTCTTTCTTCTTTTTTATTGCTATTGGTCTAACTCTTGATTCAATAATTTTATTAGTATTTTCTATGCTTTCTTTAATTATTTCTTCTTTCGTTTCTAACAATGTTGAAGAATTATCAATAATTGTTTTTCTGATAACTTCTTTTAAACCAAGTTCATCAAGAATTAATTCTAATTGCTTTAGTTCTAGTAATTTAGTTTTAACTTCTGCTTGCAAATAGGTTAAGAATATCTCTTTTGCCACCTTATGACCTTCTGTGTTAATGTCAAATATTGTATATCTATCAAAAGCATAGCAATTACTATCAAAATATATTCTGTTTTGGCTGTCGAGATATAAATATAGTTTATTATTTTCCTCCTGTTCCAATTGAATTACATATTTTAACTTTCCATTGTCAGTTTTAACTGCTTCTTTAATTTTATTCATTATCTTCTTCTTCCTTTCACTTTTTCCTCTTGATATATTTCAAGTACCCACTTCAAATTGATTAATGCACTCTTTACTGCTTCACTTGCTGGTAAACTTAATAAGTAATTTATTTTTAATGATATCTTTTCTTCAAAGTTCAAACCTTCATAGTTTATATTTATATCTTTCATAATTTCTCCTATTCATCACTATTTTTATAACTAAAACCTATATAAATTCTAATGCCATTTTCTTTAAACATTTTATTTAATAATAATATGAAATCTCTTATACCTTTAGCATCGTTTTTAAAATCTATTTTTCTTTTATAATCATAATCATAAATTGTTATTTTCATTCTTTGTTTCATCCTCCTCAATAGTATTCTTCTAAATATTCGCTAAGCTTTTTAAATCCAAAATCTTGATAATCAGTAAGATTTATTGATTCAACATATCTCTTTAATACATCATATTCTTCTTCTGATATTTCTTTATAAAAATAAACATAGTCTTTAATTTCGCTTTCTTTTGAATAAATAACACCTATATTGAATACACCATAATTGTTAGTCTTACTTTTTACGATAAAATATTTCATACTTATTCTCCTCTATCGAAATGTCCTTGTAATTTACCATTCTTCATTCTGACATATTTAGTAATATCGTTGTTGTAGTTAATAACAAATCCTTCTACATTTCTTTTTACTTTGCTTGTATACTTCTCATAAATACTATCTAATTGTTCTTTATTTGGCAAATTAATCAATTCAGTAACTTCTGGTACTATTCCAATGAAATTAGGTATTTCTTGACTTACAAATGGATATATAAATAAATCATGAT